GTCACCGCCGCGACCGCCAGCGGCTACCGGCGGCGGGGCGGTATCGTTACCTTCGCCTCCGCCGCGCTGTTGACCGCCGCGGTTCTGGGCGCCGTTGCCATCGCCCCCGGCGTCGGGATCGTCTCCACCCTCGCCAGCAGTTTGATTGTTCCGAGCCGTGGCTTCCGCCGCTTCGACACGGGCTTGGAGTGCCGCGTCTGACTCGCCATCACGGCGGGTGAGGCCCACCGCCTTTGCGCGTTGTTCCAGGTTCATGGTGTCACCTTTGGTTTGCTTGGGTTTGGCGACGGTGGCCGCCGAGGGGGTGCCCGCTCCAGGCGGGCGGTGGAAACGCTGCAGCGCCGCTTGGGGGGCGTTGCGGAAATGGTTGAGGTTGGCCATCGCAGCGGCCTGGACGGGCTCGATCAGTTCGTCGGCGAAGCCCAGCTCCACGGCCTGCTCGCCGTTGAGCCAGGTCTCGGCCGCCATCATCGTCTTGATGGTTTCTTTATCGAGGCCGGTTTTGGTGGCGTAGATGTTGGCCAAGGTGTCTTCAAACTGATCCAGCACATCGGCGCCACGGCG